CAGAGGAACAGTTGACGTTGTATGCGGAGGATTCCCCTGCCAAGACTTATCAACCGCAGGCAAGCAAGTTGGCTTTAGTGGTGAACGCTCCAGCTTATACGGGCAAATGCTTAGAATTATTAGCGAGTGTATGCCTCGATACGCAATTTTTGAGAACGTGCCAGGGCTGCTTACTGGAGACAGCGGTCGGTGGTTCGGACAATTTCTCTATGACCTGGACCAGATCGGGTTCGATGCAGAATGGCACTGTATACGCGCTTGCACCGCTGGATTGCCCCAAAAAAGAGATAGAGTTTGGCTTATTGCCTACCCCAACAGCCAGCGATTACAAGGGCGGCTCATTGGTGAACAGGTCAGATGGGGGAGACAGAAACTCAGAGCTGAAACATTGGTGGACTATGGCAACGGGAAAGCTACACCTAAACCCAAATTTTGTAGAGATATTGATGGGGTTCCCAATAAATCACACAGACTTAAACAATTAGGCAATGCAGTTGTGCCACAGATACCAGAAGCAATAGGCCGAGCCATTATGGGAGCAACATGAGTTTAACCTTAGAACAGTGTCAGAACGTGGTTAAGAAAATGAACGCTGGGATGCTGGCATCAGAGATTGCCAAGAAGTACAAAATGCCACTCTATCATGTGACATTAATCATGCGCTGCAATCGCAACAGATACCCACTAAACGAGTATCTTTTAATTGATAACCCTGCGTATAAGTTTAGCCCTTTGCATGAAAAGAAATGTGCGTGGGATTTAAGAATGAGCTTACGCCTAGCACGACTTCCAATGAGCAAGTGGGCTGATGCAATATGAACGCTCAAGTAGAAAAATATAACGTAGTTAGCTTTAGTGGAGGCCGAACGTCTGCGTATTTAATACACAGAATACAGACAATGGTGTCACAAGGTCTTATTAAAAACGTTAAATATGTGTTTATGGACACAGGCGCAGAACATCCAAAGACCTACGAATTTATTAGACAAGTTGTTAAGCACTTTGAAATAGATTTAGTTTGTATTAGATCGGTAATGACGACCGAAGTAGGAGTGGGTGCAAAGTTTAAAGAAATAAGCATTGATGATATTTGTGATGATTATGGCCCTTGGAAGGACATGATGAAATGTTATAGCACTCCATTTATTCATGGGCCTATGTGTACTGATCGTATGAAGACAGCCCCGTATAAAAAGTATTGTGATGAAACTTTTTAACGGCACAATTACACCTCATGGCTTGGCATTAGAATTGACGAGCCAAGGCGATTAAAGCCTAAAAAGGGTTACAGGTTTTTAGCTGAAATATCACCGATGGATAAACAAGACATTTTAGGTTTTTGGAAGACTCAGCCGTTTGATTTAGATTTAGATGAATGGCTGGGGAACTGCGTATTTTGCATCAAGAAAGGTGTTAATAAAATAGCCCTTGCTGCAATAGACGAACCAGAATTAGCGGCTAAGTTTTGGGATATGTTGAACACACAACCGATACGGATTATTGAGACTAGAACAGATGCCCCGTTGATTATGTATCGCGGCAATAACACATTTAAAAGCGCACAAGATTCGTTTGCAGACTTTGGCAGGGACGAAATACTTTTAAGGATGCGAGGAAACAATGGTGGCTGCGCTGAAAGCTGTGAAGTCTTTGGGTGTCAAGGTGATCTGTTTGAAGAACAGAAAGTTGAGAAATCTGCATGAATGATAATTGGACAGTTAACTCAGACCCAAGCCTTGAGAACTTGATTAAACATTTGCGTGAACTGTATGCAGATAAGAAATATGTGCAAGTTAAATGGACAACAGGCAAACAAATAACTAGCCCACAAAATAGATCACTACATCAATACTGCGAATGGGTAGCTGATGAACTAAATGGTCGTGGCTTAGATATGGTTAAAACGCTAAAGCCTGGTGTAGAAATACCTTGGTCAAAAGTTTCAGTTAAAGAGCATATCTGGCGACCAGTGCAGGAGGTTCACTTTGGCGTTAAGTCAACAAAAAAGCTAGAGCGACTAGATGTGAGCATAGTTTATGACGTTATTAACCGCCACCTATCTAACAAGTTTGGTGTGCATGTGCCATTTCCGAGCCGAGATAATAATGGCTAACACTAAAAAGAAATGCAGACATTGCAAAGCCTTTGCCTTGGTTGAAACTGGCGTAACAGTGCCGCTAGGTTTTTACTGCACTAAAGAACACGCTGTAGATCATCAGCAGGCTAAAGCTATGAGTGCTGTAAGCAAGATACGCGCTAAAGCCACACAATTAGCTAAGAAAGACATAAAGGCCCGTAAGCAAGCTTTAAAGAGCTTGGGGCAGCTACACAAAGAAGCGCAGCCAGAATTTAATAAGTACATCAGATTACGGGATAAGGGCCAACCCTGTATAAGCTGCCAACGATACCACACAGGCCAGAACCACGCTGGTCACTTTTTAAGCATTGGAAGTAGCCCAGAATTACGCTATGTGGAAAACAATGTGCATTTGCAGTGTTCAGTCTGCAATAACCATTTATCAGGCAATCAGCTACTTTACAGGGTCAACTTAATTAACAAGATTGGCATTAAAGCTGTTGAGTTATTAGAAGGGCCACAAGAGCCGCAGCGTTACAGGCGTGACGATATTATTTCGATCAAAGCTAAGTACAAAGCAAAAGTAAAAGAGTTAACAATAAACCTTGAAGGGGCTGCATGAAAACCATTTATCAGGACGATATTAATGAAGGTGCATTAATAATTGCATTGCTAGTTAAGACAGTCATTGAGGTAGATACAGAACGCTCTCGCAATGAATCGGACGATCAGCTAATGGCAGCAGCTATGGAGTGGGTAGAAGAATTCAGCGATATAGACATTGATGAAAATGAAATAACGGAACATTAAAATGAGCAGACCAACCAAGTACACGCCAGAACTATTGGCAAAGACTAAGGAATACTTAGAATCCTATAGTACAGCTATTCCCTCACATATCGGGCTTGCTTATTACTTAGGCATTGCTAACTCAACGATGTACGCATGGGCGCAAGAGAAAGGAAAAGAAGAGTTTTCGGATATGTTAGACCGAATTATGCAGCTTCAATTCATAGAACTAAGTGATAAAGGGCTTACAGGCGACTTTAATGCCGCTATAACTAAGTTAGTTTTAACCAAGCATAATTACACTGACAAAGTTGATCAAACCTCTAGTGATGGTTCTCTAACGCCACCGACTACGATTAACCTGGTCGCCAAAGAGTTTGAGAATCTTTAATGTCTGAAATTGACCTAGAGTTACCACCTAAACTTGTTCCAATATTCCAAGGTGAAGCAAGAATACGCGCAGCTTTTGGTGGAAGGGGTGGAGCCAAATCGAGGGCCTTTGCATTAATGACAGCAGTGTGGGGTTATAAATTTGGCAAGAGTGGAAGGTCAGGCCAGATACTTTGTTTGCGTCAATACATGAACAGTTTAAGTGAATCATCATTTGCAGAAATTAAAAGCGCAATACAGGCAGTGCCATTTTTAAACGATTATTATGACTGTGGTGACCATTACATACGCAGCAAAGACGGGCGTATTAGTTACTCATTTGCTGGATTAACACGCAACATCGACAGTATTAAATCTAAGGCTCGTATTCTGTTAGCGTTTATTGATGAAGCTGAAACAGTCAGTGAAGAGGCGTACATGAAGCTATTACCCTCTATTCGAGAAGAAAACAGTGAACTATGGGTGATATGGAATCCTCAATCAAAGACCTCTGCAACACACGTTAGGTTCCGTTTAAACAAGCCTAACTCATGCAAAATAACGCCTATTGGATATAAAGATAATCCTTGGATGCCAAAAGTTTTAACAAATCAACGCTTAGAAGATTTAGAACAAAGACCTGATACTTATGGTCATGTTTGGGAGGGGGACTTTCTTGAATACCCAGATGGTGCGTTTTGGATACGCGAAATTAACGAGGCTAAATCGGATGGTCGAATTGGTAAGTTGCCAGTGGTTGCTTCACACCCTTGCATGGGATTTTTTGATATTGGGGCGTCAGACGGAACAGCAATATGGATTGTTCAAAAAGTGGGTCTTGAGTATAGGTGTATACATTTTTATGAAGCATGGAATGAACCCTATTCACACGCAGTAAAGTGGTTACAAAGCCTTGATCTAGTGTTTGAAGATATGTATCTGCCACATGATGCAGACCACAAACGTCAAGGTGAGCTAAAGAACAAAAGCCCAAAGGACATGCTCAAGCAATTAATGCCTGGTGTCAGTTGGCGCATAATCCCAAGGATTCAAGAGTTACTCTGGGGCATACAGCAGACCAGTGATATGTTTCCTTATATTTGGATTGATGATGAAAAGTGTTCAGCAGGGCTAGATCACCTTAAATCTTACAGACGCAAGTGGTCAAATAGTGAGCAACGCTGGTCACACATACCAGACAAAAGTGAAGGTCACAGTGAAGCAGCCGATGCGTTACGACAAATGGCACAAGCGTTTGCAGCAGGGGATTTAGGCAGAACTAAGAAAAAACACCGGGGAGCATTAAAACGGAATGTTAAAGGACTAGCATAATATGGTATAATGCACTAACAATTTTGGAGGTGCATTATGATGAAAAGTAAGCCAAAGAAAAAGCCAACCAAGAAGCCTAAGAAAAAGCCAACTAGATCGGGTTATTAAAATGGCTAAAGGCGTTAAGCATTACCTAAAAAATGGCACTCA